CCGGACGCGGCGCCGATCTCGAGCCTCATGACGCAGGGCGTGGGCGACCAAAGCCTGTCGCAATGGCTGTCGGAGGACATGGTCCGCATCGCGGAGTACTTCTACTACGAGCATGAAGCCGCGACGCTGAACCTCTACCCGGACAACATCACGGCCTTCGCCAACACGCCGCAGGACAAGGCCCTCAAGGCTATGTTCGGCAAGCCGCTGCGGACCCGCAAGGTGGACCGTAAGAAGGTCAAGTGGATCAAGACCAACGGCTTTGAAGTGCTGGAAGAGCGCGACTGGGCGGGCAAGTGGATCCCGGTCGTGCGTGTGGTCGGCAACGAGTTTGAAGTGGACGGCCAACTCTACGTCTCGGGCCTTGTGCGGAACGCCAAGGACGCCCAGCGCATGTACAACTACTGGGTCAGCCAGGAGGCCGAGATGCTGGCCTTGGCCCCCAAGGCGCCCTTCATTGGCTATGGCGGCCAGTTTGAAGGCTACGAGATGACTTGGAAGACGGCCAACACGAACAACTGGCCGTACCTGGAGGTCAACCCAGACGTCACGGATGGTGCCGGATCCCCGCTGCCGCTGCCCCAGCGCGCCCCACCGCCGCTGGCCCAAACCGGGCTCATTCAGGCCAAGCTGGGCGCTTCCGACGACATCAAGGCTACCACGGGCCAGTACGACAGCAGCCTTGGCGCCCAAAGCAACGAGCGGTCTGGCCGGGCCATCCTGGCGCGCGAGAAGCAGGGTGACACCGGGACATACCACTTCGTTGACAACCTCTCCCGCGCGATCCGCTACGTCACGCGCCAGCTCGTCGATATGATCCCGAAGATCTACGACACCGCCCGCGTAGCCCGTATCGTCGGCCTCGACGGCGAGGTTGGCATGATCCGCATCAACCCGACCCAGCCGGAGCCCGTAAAGGAGATCCGGGACGAGAACGGGCTGGTGATCGACAAGATATACAACCCGTCGGTCGGCACCTACGACGTCTGCGTGACCACCGGGCCCGGTTACATGACCAAGCGCCAAGAAGCCCTGGACGCCATGTCTATGCTGCTCCAGTCCAACCCGCAGCTTTGGTCGGTTGCCGGCGACCTGTTCATCAAGAACATGGACTGGCCTGGCGCGCAGGAAATGGCGGCCCGCTTTGCCAAGATCATTGACCCGAAGGTCATGGAAGGCGAAGACCAGTCGCCCGAGATGCAGATGGCCAAGATGCAGATCGAGGCGCTGACCAAGGAGCTAAACCAGGTCGTTGGGATGCTCCAACGCGTCGAACAGTCTATCGAGGCGCAGGAAGTGCAGATCAAGGCGTATGACGCCGAGACGAAGCGCATTTCGGCCGTCCAGGCGGGCATGACGCCGGAGCAGATCCAGGACATCGTGATGGGCACCATCGCTGCGGCGATGGATACGGGCGACATTGTGGGCCGAGACGCACCTACGGAACGCCAGATGCCTGTCATGGAGCCTGAAATGGGCCAAATGCAGCCTGAAATGCCCCCCGGAGGGCCAATGCAATGAGCAACTGCGCCGAGTTCATCGGAACGCTGTTCCTAGCCCGTGATACGGCCCATTCCGTGCATCTGAACACCCGCAGTTACGCCAAGCACAAGGCGCTGGGGAAGTTCTACGAGGGCGTGATCGAGCTGGCGGACACGTTGGCCGAGGCCTACCAGGGCCGGCACGGGCTGATCGGGCCAATTGCGCTCATGTCGGCCAAAAAGACCAACAACATCGTCGAGTTCCTTGAGGACAACCTCAAAGACATCGAAGAAATGCGCTACAAAGTCATGGACAAGAGCGATACAGCGCTTCAGAACATCGTTGACGAAATTGTCGCGCTGTATCTCTCTACGCTGTATAAGCTCAAGTTTCTCGCGTAAGGACGCCGACCCATGGAGCTTCTCAACCCTCTTGCGGACGCGGTTTATCCGGCTCGCACGGCCACTTACACCGGCACCGCAGGGTCCACGGACGCCTGGAACGCAGGCCCGCAGGGCGTGGTCGTGTGGTCCACGACACCCGCGTACATCGCCGTGGGTGAGGGCGTGACGGCCACCACGGCGTCCACGCCGCTCCCGGCAAACACGCCGGTTCCGTTCACGGTTCCGCCGGGAACGGGCGCGCTGTGGCGCGTGAGCGCCATTCAGGTCGGTTTTGCTGGTACGATCTACTGTAAGCCGATCAACATCCGATGAGCTTTGGCATCCCCACCCGCAACGGGCTACCCCTTGGCCTTGGGTCGGTCATGTCGTTTGCTTTTGCGCCTGACTTGCTGGTTTCGCCTGGCGCCATCACATCGCCGCTAACGCTCACTCGCGCGCAGACGGGCGGCGCTGTTGCGACTGGAGAGTCGATAGCGTGGGAAACCTATGGCGCCGACACGCCGCGGTTTGTCCTTCCCAACGGCGGTCTGCTGATCGAAGGGCAACGCACGAACGCGGTCACTAACCCGCGTGGAGAGGGCGCATCAGGCACGGGGACGCCGCCAACCACTTGGACCCTTTCTGCTACGCGCGGCCTAACACACACGTTTACGCCAGCCGTCGTTAACGGTGTTGAGGGTGTGGTGTGGGCTTTTTCGGGCACACCAAATAGCACGTCAGGCACAGAGCTATCTTTTGAAGCGGGGCTGACATCTACGGCTGGGCAGCTTTGTGCCCTGTCGCTATTTTACCAGCTTGTCGCCGGAACAAACACGCTTGTAAGCTTGACTTTGCGGAACGCTAATGAAGCGGCTGTGACAGCAACGCCGTTTAGCCCCGACGCCACGTTGCGCCGCGTAACAAATGTCACCACAGCTGTAGGCACAGTTTATCGCTGTCGCCTTAGTTTTGGTTTTCCAGATACAGTCACACCCGTAAACACGTCGATTTTTTTAGGTTGGCCGCAACGGGAGCAACTAGCCGCCTTTGCGGCTACGCCCATTTTACCCCCCATCGGCACACCCGGCGCTAGCACGCGCGGCGCTGATCTTGTGTCTGCGTCGTTGTCGGATTTGGGTGTTGGCGGCAATGGCGCTTGCACGGCGCTGTGGACGGGCCGGATCCCGCAAAACGCTCCGGCTTCCGCCGACCAAGCCATTTTTCAGCTTGATACTGGTGCTACTACCGACCGGCATTTTGTTTTCAACGCGGCGGGCGGCGCCAGCATCCAGCTTGTTTGCCAAGTCAGCGGTTCTACGGTCGGTTCTGGCACCGCCGGCACCATGACAGCCGGAACGCTATTCCGCCTTGGCCTTAGCGCGGACGGAGCGGGGCGCGTCGCGCTCTGCTTTAACGGCGCTACCCCGGTTGTGGTCACAGGCGCGGCATCTTCCGCGCTCACTAGATTGTTGGTGGGGACAGGCACAGGGTCGGATGAGATGTTCGGGGAGACAACCCGCTTTGCCGTTCTTCCCAACTCAATGCCTGACGCCGAATTGCAAGCCGCCGTGGCGGCATTCCCCAGCCCGTAAGGATTTCAGCAATAATGGAAACCGCCGAGGTCGAACTTTGGGTTTGGCAAGGTTTTTTTGGGCCTACGGCCGCCGCAATTGCTGGCAAACGGCTGACTGACAAAGACTCGCGCGCGGGTGCGTGGGTGCCGCTGCCAAGCGAACCGCCGCGCGCCGTTGATGTGGGCGGCGTCATGGGCATGTTCGCCGTGCAGACGCGCCCCGACAATCCAATTCCCACGCCGGCTGGGCTACTGGAAGCGGATCCTGCCATGGTTGGCCGGATGGTTGGCGCCTGACGAACCCGCAAAAGCATTTTTAACGCCGAAAGGTTGCGGTAATGGCCGACGTTAAGATCTCCCAACTTCCATCCGCCAGCACGCCTTTAAGCGGCGCGGAGTTGGTTCCGGTTGTGCAGAGCGGTCAGACCGTTCAGACGACTGTGGGCGCGGTAACGGCGCAGACCACCTTCTTGCAAACTGGCACGGGCGCGGTCCTGCGCTCTGCCCAGAACAAGATGCGCGACATTGTCAGCGTGCGCGATTTTGGCGCCGTAGGCGACGGCGTGACGGACGATACAATCGCTATTCAGAGCGCAATTAGTGCTGCGGCTGGGCGCACAATTGTGTTTCCGTCTGGGACATATTTGACTGGCGCCATCTTCATCCTAAACGCGGGCGATGTCCACCTTAAAGGTGAGGATAAATACAGCACAACCATAAAACTAAAAACGGATGTTAACGATCATGTAGTAGCCTACACTAACGCTTTTAACTGTTCGATTGAAGACATCACGCTTGATCAAAACCGCGCGGGCAAAACTGCCGGTCACGGCATTCGTCTTGGCGGCATTGATGGTCTGACGCTTTGCAATTTTATCGTAAAATCCACGCACAGCTACGGCATTGGCGCTCAAGCGGGAACCAACAAAAACATTATTATCAGCAACTTTGAGATTTATGATTGTGGTTTAGACGGCATAGACATTAAGGACTTTAATCTTAACAACGAGAACATTATTATTTCTAACGGCATAATTCGCAATTATGGGCAGACAGCATCTGGTCAGGCGGGGTTTGATATTCGTGGCCCGGCTGTTGTGTCAAATATGCAAATTACAGCGCAAAACGCAAATAATGTCGGCTTTCGTTTGCGTGTCCAGACCGTGCAAGGCCGGGCAGGATTTGGGACGTTTAGCAATATTTTTGTAGACGGCAAAAGCGTAGGTAATATTGGTTTCAATGTTGAAGGAGTCAGCAACACTAACTATACAATTTCAAACGTTGTCGCACAAAACATAAATCTTTTGGCCGTTGTTGGCGGCACCGCAGGGCTCATCAAAAACATAGCCGTTACCGGGGCCCTTGGCAGCGAAGCTCTGTCTATTGCATCTGTTGATACGGTGTTTGACGGCGTCTCGATTGACGGTGGCACGCTACGCAACGTTGATTTTGAGGCAACGGCTACAGGAAATATTTTCCAGAACTTTGTGCTGCGCGGTGTTACGGGGGGAACGCAAGCTATTAGGCTTCAAGCCACCTCTAACAATAATGTAATTGCTAACGGAACTATTGAAGCTGGCTCTACTATAAGTGACTCAGCCAGCGGGACCGTTATCCGAAATGTGCAAAACTGGAAAACCGCGAACAACATTTTATCTGACCCATTTGCCGTCGATTCTACCGGAGCAAAAGCCGACAACGTGTTTCATGGGTTGAATGTGACGCCCGCCCCAGAAGACGTGCAAGTGGCAGTCCGCGTTCCGCCAGGGGGCGCGACCGATTGGCGGTTTGGCTTGCTTGAAATTGTCGGCACCCCTGGAGCGTCGTTTGTTACCGTAAGATGTGAAGTAACAACGGCTAGTGCAACGCCAGGCGCCACCGCAAATTTTGTTGTGGCTGTTCGCGCAAAAGGCTCTTAAATGTGCTTAGATTTGCGCGAAACGGCGATGGCGTCTAAACGCAAAAGAATGATCGACGCCGTTGATCTAGTCTGTAAAACTAGTTCCGCAGCGCCGACCGGCGACCGTACTGGTGCGGTTCACCAGGGATCGTAAGGATCAAAGATGTCTACCGAAGACCCTACTGCCCTAGCGGAAGCACCCGCGCCGGAACAGGCCGCCACGGCGGCGCCTGCGCCCGACGTATCTACGCCGGCTGAAACGCCGAACGAGGCGTCCAAGACCTTCAGTCAGGAGGAACTGGACGCGATTGTCGGCAAGCGCCTTGCCCGCGAACAGCGGAAATGGGAGCGAGAGCAAGCCCAAAAACTGGCCGAGCTGGAAGCAAAGCGGGCTACGCCCGTCAATCCTCCGGCGCCTGACGATTTTGACAACGCTGCCAAGTATGCAGAGGCCCTGGCCGAGCAGAAAGCGCAGGAGTTGCTTCTTCATCGTGAGGCGGCCCAGCAGCGGGCTAAGGTGGTTGAAGCCTACCATGAGAAAGAGGAAACCGCTCGCAGCAAGTACGACGACTTTGAACAGGTCGCGTACAACCCGAGCCTTCCTGTGACTGATGTCATGGCCCAGACCATTCAGGCTTCTGACGTTGGCCCCGACATCATCTACTGGTTGGGGTCCAACCCGAAGGAGTCTGCGCGTATCGCCAACCTAGCTCCGTTCATGCAGGCCAAGGAGATCGGCAGGATTGAGGCCAAGCTGGCCGCCGAACCTCCGGTCAAGAAAACGTCAACCGCCCCGGCCCCTATTGCTCCGGTGACGGCTCGCTCGACGTCTGCCCCCGCGTATGACACGACGGACCCCCGTTCCGTCAAAAGCATGTCTACGTCGGAGTGGATTGAGGCCGACCGCCTGCGCCAGATCAAGAAGTGGGAAGCTTCACGCAACCGCTAAGGATCCTTCGAGATGGCAAACTCGCTTCTTACTATCGACATGATCACCAGGAAGGCCCTGGAGATCCTCGAGAACAACCTAGTGATCACGCGCACCGTGAACCGCCAGTACGACGACAGCTTCGCCGTCGAGGGCGCGAAGATCGGCTCCACCCTCCGCATCCGTCTGCCCGACCGCGCGCTGGTGACCGATGGTGCCGCGCTCCAGGTGCAGGATGACAACGAGCAGTTCACCACGCTGACGGTCTCCAGTCAGAAGCACATCGGTGTGAACTTCACGTCGGCCGAACTCACCATGCAGCTCGATGACTTCGCAGAGCGCGTGCTGAAGCCGCGTATTTCGCAGCTTGCGTCCAGCATCGACGCGGACGTGGCGAACTCCTACAAGTCAATCTTCCAGTCGGTCGGCACCCCCGGCACCGTTCCGGCCACCTCGCTGGTGCTGCTCCAGGCCCAGCAGAAGCTGAACGAAGCCGCCGCTGTCATGTCGCCGCGTTACGCGACGGTGAACCCGGCTGCGAACGCCGGCCTCGTCGAAGGCATGAAGGGCCTCTTCAACCCGACCGCCACCATCTCTCGTCAGTTCAAGAACGGGCTGATGGGCGAAGGCGTGCTGGGCTACGAAGAGATCAACATGTCCCAGTCGATCAAGCAGCACACGACTGGCTCGCGTGCCGCCACCGGCGCTACGGTGAACGGCAACGTGGTGGAAGGCGCGTCGGAAATCGTGCTGGCCAGCGCCGGTAACGCGCTGACCTTCAACGTGGGCGACGTCTTCACGGTCGCTGACTGCTTTGCCGTGAACCCGCAGACCCGCGAGTCCACCGGCTCCCTCCAGCAGTTCGTCGTGACGGAAGCCGCGACGTCTTCGGCTGGTGGTGCGGTGACGCTGAAGGTGGCCCCGGCGCTGTTCTCCCCGGCCAACGCCCTTGCCACGGTCAGCACGCTGACCATCACCGGCAAGGCCGTCACGTTCCTCGGCGCGGCCTCCACGGCCTACCCGCAGAACCTGATCTACCACAAGGACGCCATCTCGTTCGCCACGGCCGACCTGCTGCTGCCGCAGGGCGTGGATATGGCGTCTCGTCAGGTTCACAACGGCATCTCGCTGCGTGTCGTGCGCCAGTACGACATCAACAACGACCGCCTGCCTTGCCGTATCGACGTCCTTTACGGCTTCAACACCATCCGCCCGCCCATGGCCGTGCGGCTCTGGGGCTAAGGCACAGGAAAGGAGAACACGAACATGGCAATTCCGAATGGCGGCGGC